TAAGGGCAGACCCACTAGAAAAGCATTAGCATTAAGGAGATGGAAGTGTTGACATGACTTATTCAATCCCTGGTCCAATCAGAACCAATATAATTTCTTCTACTTCAGCAGGAGGTGAAGATAGTCCTTTTACTAGAACTAGAGCCGTTCTGGACATGATGAAAGGATGGGAAATAATGAAAGCTGTTACTGAAGGCACTGATTATCTTAGACAAAACAGTGAAGCGTTTTTACCTTTAGAGCCTAGAGAAGATTATGACGCTTACCTTGCAAGAGTAAACAGAGCAGTATTCAGTCCTTTCACACAGAGATTAATAAGAGCAGCAACGGGTCTAGTGCTTCGTAAACCTATAACACTAACAGGTGATCCATATTGGACTGAGATGTTCAAAATGGACGTTGACGGCTGCAAGTCCGACTTAGATGAATACGCAAGACGAGTATTAATGTGTTCATTAACTTATGGTCAAAGTCATATTCTTGTTGATTATCCAGCACCATCAGGGGCAAGAAGTTTAGCTGAAGAAAGAGCACAAGACCGCAGACCATATTGGATTGAAGTAGATCCTACAAATCTTTACGGTTGGCGGTTAGATAGAGAAACAAATTATGGTAACTTAGTACAGGCAAGAATCGCTGAAAAGGCAGTGTTACCAAGTGGTCAGTTTGGTGAGCAGGTATTCGATCAGATAAGAGTAATCGAACCAGGTAGGTATAGAGTATTCCGTAAGAAAGAACAATTAGAGGAAATGTATGATGTTTCTGATAATAGTTCTGTAGGTGAATTTGAAGTAGCTACGACACAAAAAGATTA